CTTTACTTGCTTTTTTGATGTCTTCTAATGATTTACCTTGATTTTTAAGAGAAAACGTAGCTTTGGCTGTTGCCTCATCCAATCCTGTACTTGCAGCCAACGCCTTCAATTGCTGTCTTGTCATTGTTGCTGCATCTTTGCCTGCTGCAGCCATTGACTTTCGTAGCATTTCGGTACGCTCTGCAGCTGTATTAGCTTGCATTAATTTCATTACGTCAACATTAGCACCAAAAGCCTGGCTAAGTGCATCTGCTGATTCTGCTGCAGAATCAAAAGAATCAAACTTATCCAAAACACCTGCTAATTTACCTGCCTCAACCCCAAGCTGTGATGAATATGCAACAGCTTCTGCCAATTCCTTGTTGGTGTACTGTATAAATTGGGGCATTTTTTTAATTGTGCCCATTTGGCGCGCCATCATCTTTGCACTACCTGCAAACGTTGGCCCTAATTGTTGAGCTAAGTTATTAACTTCTGACAATTGTTGTTCAAGTGTTGTACCAGCCGACTTGGCAGCACCTGCAAACGCTTGTAACCCATCTGCACTTAATCCTAAACCTTTTTGAAACGTAGCAATCCTGCCGGCTCCTGCGCCTGATAATTCTTTTGTAAACGATACAAGTTTTGGCCCCATATCTGTAAACAATTGCTGTACAGCTTTAATTTGTTCTGCCATATTACCAAAAACACGACGAGCAGACAAACCTGTACCTGCTAATCCAGCCTGTAATTGTCTAGATGCACCAATTGCAATGGCACCCATTCCTTCTTTTAATGAACCAAATTCTTTTCTTACTGCTTCGTATGCCTGACGTAATTCTGTGCCACCACCACCTTGACTAGCCATCTTAAATAGGCCGCCAATTAGTTTAAAAGGTATTGCAAGTATTGATTTGCCGACGCTAAATATACCTGATACAAGAGAAGTTACGGCACCCCATGTTCCTTTTACAAGGCTTTTGCCAAGTGCAAACGTTCCTTTAAACGCGGATGCTGTAGCTGCCAAGCCAATAGCCATGTTCTTATTTTGCTTGAGGTATGCTTTTGCGCCTGCGACCAATCCTTCCATAGGGGTTCTAGCATTTTTCATTGCCGCGGCTACTTTATTATATGCATCAGAATTTTTATTGGCTGCTTCAGTACCTTTCTCTATAGACGTAGTTGTTTCTTCTTGAAACTTTTTCATCGTGCCAATAACAGCATCAATATCTCCACTCGTCATTGCTTCTTTTAACCCAAGAGTTAATTGAAGTTGATCTTTGGTTTCCTTTGATATTACGCGCATCATCTTTGCGCGGTCAGCAACAAGCTTATTTATTTGTTGCTGTATTTTAAGATTATCGGCAGCCATAATTAATACGCACTATTATGTTTATAATGGCCAAGGTACGCCAGTAATTCTTTCGAACTCTTTTCCGCGCGCTGTTTTTAACCCAAGTTTATTCATAACAGAATCAACTGTTGCACCAGGTTTTTTTAACTCATCATTAAATCTACGAGATGCCTTTAATGCATTTGATAATGCCTCAATTTCTCGTTTAGTACCTTTTATTCTGAGCTGAGATCCTTTACCTAATACCCATGCAGCTGCGGCAGCCATAAAAAGTTTGCCTGGTAAATTTAATTTAAACATATAAAACCTTTCGTATAGAACTACATATAAATATTAACAACTCGTAAATTATTATATTATGTAAACCTTCTACCTCTGGGTGGTGGATTGGTTCTGGTTAAGCCAGCTAATTGTCTTACATCTGGGTTATTTGCATGAGAAGCCCTGCTTAATGGTGCGGTGTTGTTTTGTTCTGCTTTTTCGTTTGATTTTTTAAATTCATCAACTAAACGATTTACAAACCAAGTACGTTCTGCAATCGACATTGATCGAACGTCCTGATAGGTAAATCCGCAATAGTACGTTAGTAAAAAGAAAGATTCTAATATAAATTCGGTTTTACTTTTTAATGTTAGGCCAAAAAAAGCTAACTCCCAACGGGACACTTACCTCCGATATTTCACCACAATCAACGTTTGAACACGTAATTTCTGACGTCATATCAATACCTGGTTCATGCTGATCAATATATTCACGTAAAAATAACGAATCAATTGCAGGCATATTTGTTACGAACTTTGATATTAACGTCCTATCGGTTCTGCCGTTAATAGATAATATTGCATGCTGTAATCTTGTTGTGATTGCATTATCTGATAATAACTTTGCCTTCTTTTTTCTGTTGGCTGTCATAGTAATCTCTTCTTCATCTGCACCTGTTAAAAATTTAAAATGTACAGTTGCTTTTGTCTTAGGAAGTAAAACACTAAATTCGTTTGTTCCTTCTGCAACAGGATCAATCTTTAATGATTTTATTGGTAATTCAGATAAATGAAATTGTTGTTTTTGTGTTTCGCCACATGTAGGGCACTCAATTTGTGAATTATAATTTGAACCATACCCTGTAATCCGTACGGCAACCATTAATGCATTACGATCACCTGATAACATCTTTTTAACATTAACCTGTTTATCTGTAATACATGATTGAAGAAGTCTTGTTATTACGGTACCATTCTTAATTAACGCCCTGCTTGTCAAAATATCTTCTTCTTTTGCTGTCATTGATTTAATTTCAAGCATTTGACGATTATGCAAAGGGCTTGTAACTGGATATACTTTTCCTAACGAAGGTAATGGTACTGTCTCAACAGGTATTTCAAGCCCAAGTTCTTTTGCCCAATCGTTTGGGTTTGGCGTAACATTTGGTACGTTAGCTACGACCTCGCGAGGAGGCGTTGGTTGATCCTGTGTAAAAACATTATTTTTATCTTCTCTTGTGTCTGACATATATTAACCTTTGTAAAGAATACTGCTTAAAATTAATATTAATAGATTAATTTGTAAATTTATATTCTTGTTTAATGTCAGTATCTTGTTCAATTTTATATTCAGGATTATCATGCGGTAAAACGGTTACTTCATTTTCAGATAAACCTATTGTGTCAACATTTGACGTACTGTTGTCGGTACCAAAACAACTAATCATTGTTGTTGATAAGAATAATGCTACTGCTATTTCAAAATTTTGTGTCTTAAACATATAACCTCAAGTTTTAGGGTATATATATTACAAAATAAGTTTTTTTTAAAAAAAAAGTATAAAAAATAAAAAACGACCCCCAAAAGGAGCCGTTTTATATAACTCTGTGTATTAACTACAGCGTATCAGTATTGTAGTACACAGTTATCAAAGCGCATTGTTAATGCAATCTCCGTCATATCACTGCCTTCATATGAAAGATCGTTAAAGTTTGCCTCTGTAATGAATGCGCCTTTAATATCCCATAATTCGACAACTGTTCCAACCGGATCAAGCATTTTTAATTGAATGTCGCGCTTATAAAAATCAGCATAACCACTTCGGCCTGAAACAGATTCATAATGCAAACGAACCCATTCCATAACTTGCTGTGCACCAGAAGGAGCAATTGGATCGTGTAGAGTTACACCCATTGTGCCGAAAGTTGTTTTACCTGCAATATAACGCGTTGCGTTAATGTAAGGTACTGCAACCTCTTCTGTTGTAATCTGCGGACGAGCAGCTGTTTTTAGCAAGAATGAGTCAATACCTTCGATTGCTAATACCCAACGAAATTTGCGTTTTGGTTCAAATCTATTGGGCAACATTTCTGATACGCTAAGTGTTTCGGCCATTATAAACTCCTAATAATCTTTCCTATATAAATATTAATCTAAATTAATTTATTCTATTAAATTGTTCCTGGATTTTGAATCTCGAAGTCAAGTGATATAAACTCCGCTGTTCTGGTGGGCTGTACGAATATTTTTCCTCTAATTGTATTATTTAATACGTCAGCCTGTGTTGTTGTGGTGGTGTCAATTCTAACTTGATATCTTTCAAGACCTGCTTGACTTTGAACCGTTGATAATACTGGCTCTACTGCTGTAGAAAACCTCTGTAGTGTTGAATCTCTGTTTGGTTCAAACAATAATGTATTTGCAATTTCTCTGACTTGGCGTCTAATGAATATTAATAGTCTTCTTACATTAACGCGATCAAGAGATGAATTCTTAACTTGTAATGTCTTTTGGCCATTAATAAATACTTTTCTTCCTGGCATTGAGATAATTGGGTTAACATCTGATTCGTATAAATCATCTTGATTTTTCTTTGATAATTTTACAGTTGGCAAGGTTGCATTTTGAATAATGCCGCGAGAAAGACCTGCTGGAGCAAACCATTCAAATCCAACTCTGTCATTATAACTATATGCTCCTAGCGCGCCAACAGATGCAGGTAATTGTTTTTCACCTTCACCATCGCCGGCATCATACATAACGTCAGGGTAATAGCATGCACTGAACGATGTATCCAAAGCCCTACTTTTAAAGCTTTTGACTGTGTTTCCTACGTTGTGTGTTTGTTGTGATGATGTAACCAATGTATTAACGTTATCATAGTTTTCAATATCCATGATATATAATGCGTCAAATCTATTTTTTACAGCTTCAATTGCTTCGTCAGTAATTGCTGCATTTCTAATTCCTGGTATTGCCAATAGTTTTATATCGACATCAGCAGTATTTTCCATAATAGCAATTGCTTTTCTATGACCTGCAACAGTCGGCCCATTTTCTAGACCTCTGTTGGTATTATTCATTTCCTCTGTTGCAGACGTATTATTCATCTTAGCAGAGTCTTCATTAAAGATATTAAGGCCATCAAACCCACCTTGTAGTACCGTCGTAAACTTAAATACATTTCGTAGTGTTTGATTATCTAAATCTTTTGCAGGGTCGAAGGCGCGTCTCTTGTTACCTGGACGAGTAGGTATTGCATCAACGCTGGCACTTCTGATATATTTCCATGAAGATATTCCATCATGCGTAACAGTGCCATCTTCTAGAGGTACTAGTGTTGCAATATCGGCCGCTGTATCATATGTAACTTCAATATTTTCAAGCGAAAATCCGTTATTGTTAAATTTATCACAATCGACAACACCATGAGTACTATCAGTTGGAGCGCCAGCGTTGCTTCCGGTTAAAGCATTAAACTTGCCGGTTCTGAAATTTGGGAAATACTTTGTGTAAGAATTAACGGTATGATTTAGCTTTCTACCTTTATTGAGGAGCGTTGCATTGTTTGATAGATCAAGTTGAGCACCCCAATATAAATCAGTATTTGATGTTGGCGTAGTTGATACCTTTAAATTGTTTCTCATTGGCATAGGAGGCTGTACAGCTTGCACAAACGTTTTTGCAGTAGTCATTGTCCCAGATAATGTGCCATGTGCAGAAATACTTCCTGAAGTTAAAAGAAAATCAGGGCCGCGGAAACCAACTGGTAATGCAGTTTTGGGTGTGTTACCGTCAAGAATGTCTTGATTAACTTCAACCCTAACATATGCATCACGGTTCGGATAACTACCTTCAAGAACAAGCTTTTGTTTTCCTACTGGTTTATCAAAGTCATAATATACTTTTTGATCACCAATTACTTTTGCAATAAACCGATCCGATGAAGGATTAAGGTCTACAAGATAACTTGCTAATGGTTTTGCAGGATCTGTATCTAACGCATCAAACCTTCTAATTTCAACTATAAACGTCCCAAACGGATCGTTTAGGTCAGCCGAAGGAGTCAGCGCTTTAATTGATGCCTTTATTTTTTCATTTGCGTATGAACCATCATCACGCGAATGGAGTCTGAATAGATTATGTTTTGTGCCACCAAATTTTTGTGATATAAACCATGGTGTTTTTGGTGTCGCAAATCTATCTTGAAAACCTTCAAAGTTTGGTTGTGTCGTTGATGTTGTGTTTCTAGCGTTTGAACCTGTTACAACGAATGCAATTTCTTCGCAAGATTGATGTGCAGGTACGTAAGTATCGTCAATATACCCAGAACCTGTCGGAACAGCAAGGCTAGGATGTATATCATACCAACTATGAAGATAATGACCCTTTTCTTCGATTTTAAGAGGGTCTGTATTTAATACGTTAGCAAGATAATGTGCCTTATCTGGATCAAAAGAAAATGTAATTTGATTTGGATTATCACTTGTGCCTACGTGACCGTTCAAAAGAAGTTTTGCTGTTTGCGTTGCCAATTCAATAGAACCAGTAACTGCACCTCGTAAACTAGCGCTATGAGGTTGTGACATTGACCCAATAACCGCAGAACCATTTGATAGCGTATTGGAGGAGGCTCCGAGCGAGCCAGTATATGAAGATGACATTCTCATTATAACGCCTGAAGGCGCCATTAATACACCACGTATAATTGGATGGCCAATATCTGAAGCGCCAATAGTGTGACCACCATCGGTATTTCTCATAAGGCCTGCATCAGATAAATACGTTGATCCTGCAGATTCTGCCATATGACAACCAAGAAAATATGTTCTTCCTAGGTCGCCAAGATCGTTTGCATGTGAATTTCTACCATTAGCACCGGCAGAACTTTTCTGTGGAAGCGCTTGCCCAACAGTAAAACCAGCGTTTGTAACT